AGCGGTTTGACGCCTTCTTGACGCCGCCCTCAACTGCCGTTCAGGGCGACACAAAAGGACGACGCAACAAATGAAAAATCCGTGGCCGGCGGGCGAAATGTCAGGCGCGGATGGCGGACTCGAAAGTTCCCCAGGCCCCACGCCGTCAAGAAACAAATGATCGCAAGCTTAGGTCTGCGTCTCGGCGCTCGGTCCTTCCGCGCGCTCGGACCACACCCTCGCCATCCGGAGAAAATGCGACTGCAAAGCAGGGCTACTGACGTCGCCGACCAATTGCATGCAATCTGACGCTAGGCGCATGCACTCTAGCGCATGCTTTCGCAAATAATCCGAGTCGGGCACAGCGCGTCTCCTTCAAACCTTGATCCTCGCACAGCATCGCGTGTCCTGTCGGTGGTCTACGCCACAGTGAGAAGCAGAAAATGCCCAAGTTCCCGGGGTTTATTTAATCAGGGAAAAGAATTCGTAGAGCACGATCTCCACGTTACGCGGCTCAAAGGCACTGCGGTCAGACGCATTAAGGCTGCGCGGGCCCGGCAACATTCCAGAACAACACGCGGCCTGGACCCTTCCGTGTCGCACATAGTTCCCAGGCCTTGGCGTCATAGTGCGGATCGCTCGGAAACGGTGGCCTGGTCCTCGCCTCGCGTCCGAACGGCAGCGGATAGGCATGAATAGTCGCGCCCGCGACCTCGTTCGGCGACAATTCTCGGCCGACCTGGGCAACGTGCCGGCGCGCATTTGGCCAAGCGATTGCAAGTCCACGCGCCAGGACGCCGGAACCGGACGCGCACCAAACCTCGTCGGGCTCGATATCGATCGAACGTGCCGCTGCCGCAATTGCCTCGATGGCTTGCGGCACATCGACGCCGAAAGGCGCAAGGCGCACATCGGCCTGGCGACTATATTCGCGTGCGCGCGCTTGAACGGTGCTGAGATAGCCCGGCGAGACCTGCATGATCTTTGCGCCAAGCCTTTTCGCCATCAATGCGCGTGGATGAGGCTCTGCACGCTTCGCGACGAAGATCGTAGCCCGCTTGCCGAGCTGCGCGGCGACGGTCGCAAGAGCCGTTTGCGCGCCGCCCTCGGCCGCGCTCGCATAGACAACCTCGTCAGCGCCATCGAACAGCAACGGAAGAAACCGCGCCTTGGTCCCGCCGGGAAAAAGATCGTCGCGGACGACGAGGACGCCATGGTGCTCGATCACTTGCGGCTTTGTCATAGCTGCTCAACGCCGGGCAGTTCTGGCTCTTGTTCGACGGTAATTTCTCCGAATTCGACCGCGCCGCAGGCTTCGGTCGCGCGACGCGGATCGCCTTTGACAAAAACCAGCACACTTTGGTGCGTGCGACCGAGCTTGCGCGAAGCTGCGAATTGCTTGCCGGCCCGGATCGGCAGGGAGCCGACCGCCGTCACCAGAATGGCCTCGTTGTAGAGCCGCGCGCCGGCGGCCTCGAAGGCTTCGACAGTTCGGCCCGGCAGGTTGACGTAACAACCACGTTCATCCCGCACATCGCCGATGACCCAGACAGCGAAGCGGTCATCCCGCAGCCGCACGAGCGAACCGGCGATGATTGCCCGATAGGCGAGGAGGAAATCGCCGAACTCCATGTTCGACAAGTCGGCCGCGCCGTCGGAGTACCGTTCAAGGTTCCAGTAGGGCGGACACGAAAACACAAAATCGCATGCGATGTCGCGTGCGAGCTTTTCGATCTCTTTCGCGTCGCCGCACAGCCATTGCGGTTGAGGCTCTCCCGCCAGGTGCAGCTGCGCGACGTTGGCAGCGACTTGCTCGGCGCGAAGCTCGATGCCGACATAGCGCCTGCCAAGCCTCGACGCGACGATGCCCCGCACCGAGCCGCCCGCGAATGGATCGAGCACGGTGCCGCCAGGCGGGCAGAACCAGCGATAGGCGATCTCGCAGACGACCGGATCGAAGATCGATGTGCCGGTCGAGCCGACTTCGAGGATCGCGGCGCTCACCGGATCGAGATCGTCGGGATCGCGACTGCCTTTCACGAAGGTGAGGTTCTCAGCTCGCGCCGCCATTCGTTCGGCCCGCTTTTGATTGAACTCGGTCCAAGCACCTTTTCCGCCGCCGCCTCCCGGAATTGGATTGGCGGCGCGCTCGCGTTCAGTCATTGACGATCGACTTGCCGCGGCCGTCGCCGCGCGCCTTCGATTTCGAATAGTCGGCTGCCGGTAATGGCGATCCGCCCGGCGCCGCAGAAGGCTGACCGGCGTCAGCGCGATCGAGCGGCAACGGCGCCCCGCCGATCGGCGCGCCGCGACCAAGCTCCGAACGAATGCCAAGGTCGATCCAGGCGCGCTTACGGTTTTGCCACCAGCCCTCCCGCGCATTCAAGACGGAGAATGGCGGAATTCCGAAGCGATCCGCGAGCGTCGATGATGGCGCGGTCTCTTCCGGCGCACCCGAGCCCGCTGGCGGACCCGCCGCGCCTGCGTCCACATTGATGGCGTCAAGCAGACTTCCAAGTTCCGCTTCAGCGAAGCCGAGGAGTTCAAGGTCGAAGTCCGTTTCACGCAATGCCGCAAGTTCCGCGCGCAGCAGGCTCTCGTCCCAACCGGCGTTCTCGGCAATTCGGTTGTCGGCGATGACAAGCGCGCGCCGCTGCGTCTCGGTCAAATGATCGAGCGCGATGATCGGCACCTCGGTCATGCCGAGGCGTTGCGCGGCCAAGAGCCGGCCGTGCCCGGCGATGACGACGCCATCGCCGGCGATCAGGACTGGGTTGACGAAACCGAACTCGGCGATCGAAGCGGCAATTTGGGCGATTTGTTCATCCGTGTGCGTGCGGGCGTTCTGTGCATACGGAACGAGCTTTGCAATCGGCCGCGATTCGATCTTGAGATCCATTTGGTGTTGCGTACCTTGAGTGCGCACCCGTGCGCGGTGCGCACCCTAAAGTGCGCACCCGGTTTTCATCTCTATCGCTAGGGGGTTCCCGGGCCTTTGCCGCCCGCATACGCTTTTGCGCCGGGAAGAACCTACAATTTGACGGCGGTTGCGGTTTGGATGCGGTTCATTGCGGTCGGATGCGGTAATACCTTTTCGGGTACACGGCCTCGGCTACACGTGCGAACGCATCCATCATCAAACACGCGTCTCGCGATCATGCCAGGAAAAATGCCTAAACGTGTTGCGGATGTCACGCCTGAAGTTCAACGATTAGTGCGGTTTGTTTCCGCGTTGGCGCAGCTTTCGCCACGTTGAATGCGGCGATTTGCGGCGAGGCCCGTCGCATCGTGCTTGGGCACTGTCCGCTTTGATGCGGCCGAAAGCCGATTCGACACGGTAACCAACGCGGCGACCCAACGTCGCCACGCGGTTTGGCGCGTTAAACCGACCCGCCAGCAAATCGGCTTCCACGGCACGTTCTCGGCACGCAGCCAAACGATCCGGGCGTCGTCAGGTTCAAGCCATGTGAGCCACGTGAAGGTCTCCTCCATGCGGCTGATCGCCCCCGGCGACGGCGCGATGCGGGGCATGCTCGCGCGTTCCCAGCCGAAGGCCTCGAAAGCGCTGCGGACCATCGCCGGCCAGGTGTTGAAGTAGCCGGGCACGCGGGTGTCGGGGAGGCGGCGAAGCGTGAAGGCGGCTTCCTCGAAGCGCGCCTCGACTATCGAAGCTGTCCAATGTTCAGCCATGTCAGTTCTCCTCGTGTTTGCCGTAGAGCTTCTCGCCGATCTGGCGGACCAATTCGCGTTCCGACCAAGTGAGCCGGTCGTCATCGGCGTTCACGACCAGGACGTTCTGGTCGCGCCAGCCATTGCGCTTGATCAGCTCGGGCGAAGGCCGGTCGCCGCTCATCCATCTCATCGCGCGACCTCACGGAGCACGGCGGCATAGCCGGCAAGATCGATCGTCGAATCGAGGTGGCCCGGATCGTGCGCAAGCCGCGCCAGCTTTAGATCGATCAAGCACAGCGCGACCTGCGCCGGCGTAACCTTGCGGCCGAGCGTCAACGACCAGCGTGCCGCGATGCTCGCCATGAGGACGGCCGGATCGCCGTAAGAATTGCGACGCTTCGCCACCAGGCTCGCTGCGCGTTCGAGCAGCTTTTCGCCGGTCATGCCTGCGCCCCATCAGTCATGGGAGCGGTAGCATTCGCGGCAGCCGCGAGATCAATCACCGCGCCAAGGACGGAAGCAGGTCCAGCGTTACCGAGCCGGCCCATGCTCGCCGCAAGCTCGCGCGGTTCGACGCCGTGTTGCATGAGCACGGAGACGACGACGCAGGCATCGGCGAGGAGGGCATCGAGAGCGGAGCCCGTGCGAATGCCATGGACGAACACTTCGCCGGGCCTACCGTCGTCATAGAAGCCGATCGTGACCGCGAACCGCATGCCGCCGAATTCTATTTGGGCGGTCTCGGCGGGCCGGCGATCGGGAAGGCGCTGGCGCGTCATCGCACGCCTCCGCC